CCTATATTTTAATTAAAATAAATGAAAAAAATAAAAATAGGATTTTCTGACTTTTGGAGCGGGTTTAATCCTGAGATTGATAATATTTTTGGATTACTTTTAAAAAAATATTTTGAGGTAGAGTACAATAATGAAAATCCTGATTTTTTATTTTTTAGTATTCATGGGGACAAACACAAATCTTACAATTGTACGAAGATACTATTCACGCCAGAAAACTTTTACAGCCACAAATATGGATTTTTTAATTACGAATTAGGAAGAAATAATTTTAAAAAGTATTCTGACTATTCTATTACTAGTTTTGAAATTGATGATGATACAAACTTTAGGATGCCATGTTACATTAGAAGATATGGTTTTGACATTTTCAAAGAAATAGAAAATAGACAAACTCTTACAAAAACAAAAAAAATATTATTTCTTCATCAGAATTGCGTACCTTTCAGAGATAACTTTGTTAAAAAGTTACAAAAATATATAGAAGTTGATTGTCCTGGAAGATGCTTAAACAATTCAAATATAGTGGTTAATGATAAGATAGAACTTTTAAAAGATTATAAGTTTGTTTTATCTTTTGAAAATTCATCGTCTCCTTTTTATAACACTGAAAAAATTTTAGACGGATTTATTAGTAAATCTTTACCTATATATTGGGGTGACCCTCAAGTCGAGGATGATTTTAATCCTAATTCTTTTTTAAATTACAGTAAATTTGACACTGAAGAAAGATTAATAGAAAGAATTATTTATTTAAATGAAAAAGAAGAAGAGTTGTTAAAAACCATTTCTATTAATCCTTTAAAAAATTACTCAATTTTTAATGAATCATATTTTATAAATTTCTTAAATAAAATTTTTTAATTTAATGGAAAAAATATACTCAAATATAGAACCTAATAAATTACTTCACATGATTGTAAGAAGTAATTTAATCCCTGATGGTAGACAGGACATAATTTCATCCGAAAATTTCATACAATGTTCTACTTTATCACTACCAAAAGATAAAACTTTTAAACCACATAAACACGTTTGGAAAATAAGAGAGCAAAACACAATCGCTCAAGAAAGTTGGGTGGTTATTAAAGGAAGTGTAAAATGTTTTTTTTATGATTTGGACGATAGTTTAATATGTGAAAAAATTATTTTTCCTGGAGATGCAAGTTTTACTCTTGAGGGAGGTCATAATTACTTGATTTTGGAGGAAAATACATTAGTTTATGAATACAAAACAGGTCCTTATGAAGGTCAAGAATTTGATAAAAAATTTATAGAATGAAAAAATTACATTTAGGTTGCGGATGGAGAAATTTTGGTCCAGAATGGATTCACATTGATGGGGGTGACTATCCTCATTTAGATTATAAAGATATTACTTCTCTACCTTTTAATGATAATGAAATAGATTTAATCTATGCATCTCATGTTTTAGAATATTTTGATAGAGAAGAGGTTTTACCGCTCCTAAATGAATGGAATAGGGTTCTTAAACCAAATGGTATTTTGAGAATCGCTGTACCTGATTTTGAGTCAATATGCCAACTTTACATAAATGATAAAGTAAGTTTAGATAGATTTTTGGGTCCAATTTATGGTAAAATGAAAATGGGTGAAAATAAAATATATCATAAAACAATTTATGATTTTGAATCTTTAAATAATTTATTGAAATCTTGTGGATTTTTTAATATAATTAAATTTGACTGGAGGGAAACTGAACATTCCGATTTTGATGACCATTCCCAGGCATATATACCTCATATGGATAAAACAAATGGAACTTTAATTAGTCTAAATATTGAAACTTTAAAAAAATGAACTACTACTCAGAAGCCGGTCAAGATGTCCTTTTAAAAAAATTTTTTGACTTAGAAGGTATAGAAAAAGGATTTTTTTTGGATGTCGGGTCAACAGATGGAATTTATATAAGTAATACTTATTTACTTGAACAAAATGAATGGAATGGAATATGCGTTGAGGCTCATCCAGATTATGCAAAAATTTTAGAAAAAAATAGACCAAATTCAATCTGTTATCATTGTGCGGCTGGAGATGAAGACAAAAATTCTTGTGATTTTAACTCAAACTACAGGGGGTCTTTGTCAAGCTTAGATTTTACAAAAGAATCTTATTTTCAAAACAATTATACAAAATATTATGGTAATAGAAACGAATCAAAAATAAATGGCATTACAAATGGTAAAATACAAGTACCAATGAGAAAACTTGATTCTATTTTACAAGAAAATAATATAAATAAAGTTGATGTTATCTCAATTGATGTTGATGGTTCAGAACCTCTAACTTTAAAAGGATTAACATTACAAAAATGGAGTCCAAGAATTTTAATTTTAGAGGATGATTCTGAAAAAGATTTAATTTATGAGTACGCCAAAAATAATGGTTATAAATTTAGTAGAAGAGTTGGTAGTGATTTATTTTTTTGTAATTTGGATTCTGATGTTGAAAAAATACAATCGTTATCTATTGTAGGGTCAAAAATTGAACGTCCTCATCCATCTGAAATTTATTTTAATAGGAATGAAAATAGTTAACTTTAACATTGTTGAGGAATTTGAGTCAAAAATGTGTGATTTTTTTGGTTCCCCGTATGCGGTTGCGGTAGATAGTTGTACCCATGGTATAGAATTAGCTTTAAGATATACTAAAGCAAACCAAATTGAAGTTCCAAAAAGAACATACCTATCAATACCATTTTTAGCAAATAAATTAAATATTAATTTAAAATGGAAGGATGAAAAATGGACGGATTATTATTATTTAACCGATAATGTTATTGATGCCGCTGTTCTGTGGAAACCAAACAGTTATATTCCAAATACTTTTATGGGTATTAGTTTTCAGTATCAAAAACACTTATCATTAGGTAGAGGTGGGATATTATTACTCGATGATGAAATTGCTGCAAAACAAATAAAGAAAATGTCATATGATGGTAGATTACCTAACATTCCATGGAGAGAACAAAACATTGATACTATTGGGTATCACTACTATATGACACCTGAAACCGCAAAATTAGGTATAGAAAAATTTGAATCGGCAGTTAAAACTGAACCAAGAAAATGGACAGTTAATGATTGGCCAGATTTAACTGACATGAAAATATTTCAATATAATATATGAAGAAAGCATTTATAACAGGAGTTAATGGACAAGACGGTAGCTATTTAGCGGAACATTTAATTTCACTTGGATATGAAGTCCATGGGATGGTTAGAAGAAATTCTATGGCAGAAAACCAAGATTCAAGAGTTTCTCACCTATCAAATGATTTGATAACACATTATGGTGATTTACTTGATGAAAGTTCAATTAATCGAATATTAACCAAAGTAATGCCTGATGAAATTTACAACATTGCGGGACAAAGTCATGTTAGAGTTAGTTTTGACATACCTGAATTTACTGTAAAGACAAATTCTTTAGGGGTTTTAAATATTTTAGAGTCTTATCGAACAATTTGCCCGCATGCTAAATTTTATCAAGCAAGTTCTTCAGAAATGTTTGGGAATTCAGTGGACCAAGACGGGTTTCAAAGAGAATCTACACCAATGCATCCTGTAAGTCCTTATGGATGTTCTAAACTATTTGCTTATTCAATAGTTAGAAATTATAGAAATGCTTATAATTTACACGCATCTAATGGTATTTTATTTAATCATGAATCACCACGAAGAGGTTCTAATTTTGTAACAAACAAAGTAGTTAAAACCGCAGTTCAAATTATGTTAGGAATGACTGATAAATTAGAATTAGGTAATATGGATTCTTACAGGGATTGGGGTCACTCTAAAGATTATGTAAAAGCAATGCATTTAATTCTTAATCAAGAAAATCCAGGAGATTTTGTTGTATCAACTATGGAAACACATTCTGTCAGAGAAATGACAAAATATGTCTTTGACAAATTAAACATGAATTATGAAGACTACGTCTCTCAAAATCCAATCTTTATGAGACCTGAAGAATTAAAATACTTAAAAGGGGACTCAACAAAAATTAGAAAATTAGGATGGGAACCAAAATACACATTTGAGTCTATGTTGGATGAAATGATAGAACATTGGATATCCTATTATAAATAGTAAAAAAATATGACAAGAAAAAAAACACAAAATAAAGATATCTTATCAGAAGTAAGAGAAGGTAAACAAAAGATATCAAAAAAAGACCAAATATGTCACATAATAAAAAAGACAAAAGATAAATTTTTATCTCAGGGTCAAAGAAAATATTATGATACACTTAAGCATAATCAAATAACCATTTGTTCGGGTCCCGCAGGTGTTGGTAAAAGTTACATTGCAATGAAAGCGGCGGTTGACTTACTATCTGACCCAGACAGTTCTTATGAAAAAATAGTGATAGTTAGACCAGCGGTTGAAGCCGAGGAAAAACTTGGTTCATTACCGGGTAATATGGAAGAAAAACTTGACCCATATATTTTTCCATCTTACTACCTATTAAATAAAATAATAGGTAAAGAAGCGAGAGAAAAACTTAAGCAAATGGAAGTTGTTGAAGTATTCGCTTTGGCATATATGAGAGGTATGAACATTGACAATACTATTTTGATTTTTGAAGAAGCTCAAAACGCAACTCCGAAGCAAATGAAACTTCTTTTAACAAGAATTGGGACAAATTCTAAATTCTTTATTTCAGGTGACCTAGAACAAACCGATAGATATAAAAATATCAAAGACTCAGGTTTATATGACGCAATGGAAAGACTAAGAAATGTTTCAGAAATAGGTATTCACGAATTTGGTGAAGAAGATATTGTAAGAAACCCAATAATTAGTCACATATTAAAAAGATACGAATAATGAGGATAGGTATTGAAGTTAATGGTGTCCTTAGGGATACTATTGAAAAATTCAAACAAGTCTATGAAAAACATCTAATTGAAAAAAATGAAGATGATTTTGTAAATAAAACTTTTGAGATTGATGAGTTTGGAAACGAGGAAGAAAAATCTGAAATTACAAATTTTGAATATAAATTTTTAGGTGAGGTCAATTCATTAAATCTAATGAATCATTTTTCTTTTCAATCTAAGGAGGAACTTTTTAATTTCATGTTTGAGGAATTTCCAATGCATATTTTTGGTCACTCCCCCTCAACGGAAATGACTACATTTAATTTATTAAATGAATTTTACTTAAATAATAGAGATAAACATGATTTGGTTATTATCTCAGATGAAATGGGTAAAAGTAAACCAGCAACTCTTTTTTTCTTGTCTAAATTTGGATGCTTGTTAGAATCTATTATATTTTATAACCAAATTACTTCAGATAAAATACTATCAAGTTTTGATTTAATAGTTACTTCCAACCCTGATATTATTATTAATTATTCTGATAAGCTTACTATAATCAAATTTGAAACGGCTTATAATAAACAAGTTAAGACGGAACACA